ATAATCGGCCATTGCAGATTTAAAGCACTTAAAAGATTAAAATACAAAGAAGTTCCATGCGTTAAAATTGAAAATCTATCTGAAAAAGATATAAATAAATTACGTTTATTAGATAACAAATTGAATGAATCAGAATGGGATTTTGATTTATTATTTGATCAAATAGGCGCAATTGATTGGAACGATTTTGACATTGACTGGGGACTTGATGATTTCTTAAAAGAAGATGAAAAACCTGAAATTATTGAAGATGAAGTCCCAGATGTTGAAGATACATCAATTAGTCAAGTCGGAGATATTTATATTTTAGGAAAACATCGTTTAATTTGCGGTGATTCAACAGATGAAAATATAATTAAACAATTGATGAATAATGAATATGCAGATCTTTTATTAACAGATCCACCGTATGGAATTAATGTTGTATCTGTTGATAAAAAAATAGGTTCAGATAAACCATTTGGCAGTAAAGGAAAAGTTGGTTACGGTGAAAAAGGGAAAAACAAAATTATAGATTGTAACGAATACGCTCCTATTATCGGCGATAATACAACAGAAACAGCAAAGAAAAGTTATGAATTATTAAAGAAATATACAAAAAATCAAATAATATTTGGTGGTAATTATTTTACAGATTTTTTAAAACCTTCAAGATGTTGGTTGGTTTGGGATAAAGAAAACACAGGAAATTTTGCAGATGCAGAACTTGCATGGACTTCATTTGAAACAGGCGTTAAATTATATAAATTTATGTGGAATGGTTTATGTAGAGAAGGAAGCAGAAAAGTTGAAGGCAAAAAAAGAATCCATCCTACTCAAAAACCAGTTGGCATGTTAGCAGATATTTTAAAAGATTTTTCAAAAGAAAATGATAATATTGTTGATGCATTCGGCGGTTCTGGAAGCACACTAATAGCATGTGAACAATTAAATAGAAGATGCTTTATGTGTGAATTATCACCGAATTATATTGATGTTATTGTAAAAAGATATATTGATTTTACTAATAACAAAAATGATATTTATGTAATTAGAGATGGTCAAAAAATAAAATATAAGGATTTAAAAGCATAACGGAATGATCAATTTATCTGAAAAACAAATTGAATATATTAATAATGCGAATAAAACGTGGAATTGGAAAGTTGGAGCTGTTCGTTCTGGAAAATCATTTGTTGATATTGCAGCAGTAATTCCAAAAAGGTTAATCGAGCGACAAAATAAATCAGGGTTAAAAGTTATCATTGGAGTTTCAAAAAGCACAATTGAACGAAATGTTTTAGAACCAATGCGTGAAATTTACGGTGATAAAAGGATATCAACAATAAATAATAGTAACATTGCAATTTTATTTGGTTGTGAAGTGTACTGTATAGGTGCAGAAAAGAAATCACAGGTAAAAAAGATACAAGGTAGTTCAATTGCATATTGTTATGGAGATGAAGTAGCTAAATGGTCAGAATCTGTATTTACAATGTTACAATCACGACTAGATAAAGAATATTCGTGTTTTGATGGCACTTTAAACCCAGAATCTCCATATCATTGGTTGAAAAAAGTTCTAGATAAAGAAGAAGAAGATAAATATATCCAGGAATATATTATTGATGATAATCCGTATTTATCAGAAAAATTCGTTAAGAATTTGAAATTAAAATATGAAGGTACGGTTTATTATGATCGTTACATATTAGGTAAATGGGCACTTGCAGAAGGCTTGATTTATCAAAATTACAATCATGTTGTTGTTAATTTACCAGATGAAATCAAAATTCAAAATATTAAAAACTTTAAAATAAAAGATTTTTGCGTTTCGATTGATTACGGAACTTTAAATGCGTTTGCAGCATTATTATGGTATTACTACAACGGTATTTGGTATGCAATTGACGGTTATTATTATTCAGGCAGGGCAGAAGGTATTCAAAAAACTGATAATCAATATTTAAAAGATATGATTGATTTTGTTTCACCAATTTATGCAAAATCAAAAGAATATGATCTTGATAAAATAGAAGTTATTATTGATCCATCTGCAGCAAGCTTTATAACAGAATTAAAAAAATCAAGAAAATTCAAAGTCAGAAAAGCTGATAATGCTGTTAGTGATGGAATAAGAGATACAGCTGTTGCTATCAGAATGAATTTAATAAATGTAAGTAAAAATATAAAAGAATGGGAAGATGAAATAAAAGGTTATCGTTGGAACGAACCAACAGACGACGACGACAGGAGAAGTTCAGCAAAAGAAGAACCTTTAAAAGAAAATGATCACTATATGGATTCGACAAGATATTTTGTAAAAACAAAAAAATTAGCTGAAAAATATACAAAAGATTTATATCAAGAAGAAAAACATAATAAATATAGTTCGATATTTTAATTAGGAGGTTGAAAATGTTATCATATCAAGATTTTTTAAAAGTAAAAGAAACAAATGATATTAACAGAATATGTGATTTTATAACAACAGCTATTAATCAACATATTAGTTCGCCAATGTATAAAGTTGCAGAAGATGCGACTTTATACGATAAACAACAAAATTCAACCATTATGAATTATACAAGATATATATATAATTCGGTTGGTATAAAAAATATAGATCCGATTTCTAGTAATAATAAAATGTGTTCAAACATTTACCATCGTTTAAACACTCAAAGATGCCTATATTCCTTAGGAAACGGTGTATCGTTTACAAATGATAAGGTCAAGGCATTATTAGGGAAAAATTTTGATAATGCACTAAAAGATGGTGCATATAAATCATTGATTCAAGGCCTATCTTTTGGTTTTTGGGATTTTGACAAATTAACGGTATTTAGTTTTCTTGAATTTGTTCCTTTATGGGATGAAGAAACATCTGATTTACGTGGAGGAATTCGTTTCTGGCGTATTGACGACAAAAAACCACTATTTATTCGATTATTTGAGGAGGACGGTGTTACAAAATTCATACAAGAAAACGGCGAAAAAATGAGAATTCAAGAACAAAAAAAAGGTTTTATAAAAATAGTAAAAAGTACCGACGAAACAGGAATAGAAGGTATAGAATTTAAAAATTATAAAAATTTTCCTATCATACCACTATGGGCAAACAGCTTGCACCAGTCGACTTTAGTTGGAACAAAAGGTTTAATTGATGCATATGATTTAGTTAGATCAGGTTATGCAAATGATCTTGAAGATTGTGCTGAAATTTACTGGATTGTAAATAATGCATCTGGAATGGATTCAACGGATTTGGCTAGATTTAGATCTAAATTGAAATTAAACCACGTTGCAACTGTTGATGATGAGAATTCTTCCGTTGTTCCATATACTCAAGACATTCCAACAACAGCAAGAATTCAATTTTTAGACCTGATCAAACAAAGTATCTATGAAGATTTCGGTGGACTTGACGTTCACACAATACAAGCAAGTTCGACAAATGATCATATAGAAGCTGCATATCAACCTTTAGACGAAGAAGCTGATGATTTTGAATTGCAAATTATAAAATTTATACATAACTTGTTAGCATTATTAGATATTGAAGATGATCCAATATTTAAAAGAAACCGTATATCAAATCAAAAAGAACAAACAGAAATGATATTATCTGCAGCAGAATATTTAGATGATGAAACAGTTTTAACAAAGTTGCCATTCATATCGGTTGATGAAGTTACTGAAATATTAAAGAAAAAAGATAAACAAGATGAATTGAAATTTAATTCTGAAACAGATACAAATGATTTAAATACTAACAAACCTGAAATAGATGATCAAAATGCAGCAGAAGAAGAAGGAAAAATAAATGGCTAGAAAAAAGAAAAATGATATAAATTATGCTGATTTTTATACATTTTATCGAGAAAAAGAACTGGAAGATAAATTGCATGATTTATATTTAGACTGCCAGAAGGATATTGAAAATGATTTAAATTATTTTTTCGGTCGTTTTGATGCAAAAAATAAAAAATGGTTGAAAAAATTAAAAAACGGTGAAATAACAGAAGCAGAATATAAAAGATGGCTTGAAGGACAGATTTTTCAGGGAAAAATGTGGGGTGAAAGAAAAGAATTCATTGCAAATCAATTATATGATTTCAATAAACTTGCATATGAATATATAAATGAAGTTTCGCCTGATATATTTGCAACTAATTTTAATTATATGGCTTATACGCTAGAAACTGGTGCAAAAGTTGATTTATCTTTTTATGTTTACGATTCAACAGCGGTCAAAAAGTTAGTTTTTGAAGATATCGAAGTAATACCTTATAAAAAGTTAGATAAAGCAAAGGACATTCGCTGGAATTTTCAAAATATAAAAAGAGAAGTTGCAAAATCTATTATTAAAGGTGAATCAGTTGATAAATTAGCAAAAGTTTTATCAAAAGAAGTCACAAATCGAAATGAAAAACAGATGCGAAAACATGCAATCACAGCTTTAAATTCTGCAAGAAATCAAGGCAGAATGGCCAGAATTCAAGAAAGCATAAACATGGGAATTGATACAAAGAAAAAGTGGGTTGCAACATTAGATTCTAAAACAAGAATTGCACATGCTTATTTAGATCAGCAGGTTGTTGATTATGATGAATATTTTGAGGTTGAAGGCATGAAGATTAGATTTCCTGGTGATCCGCACGCACATCCATCGTTAGTGTACAACTGCCGTTGTCGTTTAGATGGAGAAGTTGTTAAATATCCGTCCACCTTTAATATTCGCCGTGATAATGAATCAGGTGAATTAATCGAAAATATGAATTATCGTGAATGGTATAAATACAAAACTGGAAATGATTTGCCTGCATATCGTAGGCCACGAAAAAGAAAAAGAAGGTGAAAATATGAACGATAATTTTACAATTACAACAAATAATATACCTGCGCACAAACAACAATTAGAT